GCCGGAAGCACCACCGACAGATGCTGGTCCGCCGCCCGATCAAGCGCCGCCAGATCAGCCTCCGGCTGACCAGCCACCCGCGGAGGCACCGCCTGTGGATCAAGCCCCGCCAGAGCAGCCAGCGCCGCCAGATCTCCCCGCAGGCCCCCCGGCAGAGCCGCCGCCAGACGGTACACCAGGCGATCAGCCGCCCGCAGCAGGGCCGCCCGATCAGCCGCCAGCAGACGTTCCACCGCCTGATGATGCAGGTACAACTCCGCCTGCTCCGCCTGACGCCTCAGCGCCTCCCGATCAGCCACCGGACCAGCCTACGGACGCTTCGCCGCCCGGCGCAGTGCCTCCGCCAGATGCAGGCATTCCACCGGATCAGCCCCCGCCCGCAGTTCCGCCTGATCAGCCAGCGCCGCCAGACGTCCCCGCTCCACCGGATCAGCCTGCTCCAGAGCAGCCGCCAGCAGAGCCAGCCCCGGGTGAGCCGCCAGCAGGCCAGCTACCACCCGACGTGCCTCCCGCTCCTGATCAGCCACCCGCCCAGCCTACAGACGGCGGCGTGCCCATCACGGACGTTCCTGAGCCGCCCGCTGCACCGCCTGACGCTGGCCCGCCACCGGACCAGCCGCTGCCCGGTGGGCCGGAAGGCCCCGGCCCGGAGCAGCCGCCTCCCGGCCAGGACGACAGCCAGCCGGTGCCCCCGGACCAGCAGCCCCCGGGTGTCGGCCCGATCCTCGGCCCGCCCGGCACCGAGGCACCCGGCGAGCAGCCCCCGGACCAGGCCCCGGCCGACCCGTCCGCGGGCGTGGGCGCGGAGCCCGTCCAGCCGGTGCCCCCGGACGCGCCGCCCGAGGGGCCGATCTCGGACGCCACGTCCAACGAGGTCCCGGTGCTGCCGCACACCGCCCAGGCGGGCGCGGCCAGGGCGCACGCCGCGTTCAGCGTGGTGATCGACCTGGCCACCGACCCCGCCGACCCCGCTGCCGCGCTCGCGCAGATCATCGCCCTGATGCAGGCGATGATGGCCGACGTGGCGAGGTTCGTGCCGCCTGCCATGCAGCAGACGGCCGCCGCCGACGTGCAGGCGGTGGCCGACTCGCTGAACTAAGACGTGGGCAGTGCCCTGCTAGCTGGGCTAACAGCGGGGACTTGGCGGCAGGGTGCTGCCCGCACCTAGCGGGGTAAACCGATGGACGTCCTGCTTCCCGGGTCCGGGCCGCTGATCTGCCAGGGCACCAGCTTCAAAGACGGCCGCCCGTGCACCCACCACGAGATCGACGGGCTGGGCTACTGCTTCAACCACATCCCCGATGACCTGCTGGACGAGGCCGAGGACATCACCGGAGCCCGGCGCTGCCGCAAGCGGTTCGGCCAGCCGGACGCCTGTCACGGCTTCGCCGTGGACGGCACCGACCCGCCGCTGTGCAAGGACCACGGGGCCAACGGCGGCAGCAGCATCAGCAAGAAGGCCGCTGCCCGGGTGGTCAGCGGCCGGGTCACCGACCGGATGGCAGCGATCATGGGCGACCACGGCGAGGCGCTGATGCAGCCCAGCGCGATCGGGGACCCGCTGGCTGAACTGCTGGACGTGGCCGGGGAGATCCGCACCTGGAAAGAGATCATGCGCGGCGTGGTGGCCGACCTGCTGAGCCGCAAGGTGATCCGCTACAGCCACCGCAGCTACGGCGAGCAGCTACGGGCCGAGGTGCTGCTGTACGAGCGGGCGCTGGAGCGGCTGGCCGCGATCCTGGTGCAGATCAGCAAGCTCGGCATCGAGCGCAAGCTGGCACAGATCCAGGCCGACCAGGTGGCGATGGTGGACCGGGCGCTGACCGCAGCCCTGACGGCCAGCGGCCTGGACCTGGTGGCCCAGCAGCAGGCCCGCGACGTGCTGTCCCGGGAACTGACCAAGGCCAGCTAGGTGAGCTTCACCGACGTCCTGGAGCGGGTCGGCAAGTCCTACGCTGGGGAGCCGTCCGACCCGCGGCTGCGCTGGCGCATGGGCTACAAGGACGGCACCAAGGCCCGGCCCGAGCAGATCCTGCCCCCGGTCGCGGACCCCTGGCGGGTGATCTACTTCCAGGGCGGCCGTGGCTCGGGCAAGACCCGGGCGGGCGCGCAGGGCCTGGCCGACTGGCTGCTGGACGACACCGAGGGCGAGGGCGAGTACGGCATCGTCGCACCTACCTACGCCGACGCCTGGACCAAGTGCATCGAGGGCAAGTCCGGGCTGCTGCGGGCGCTCGGCACCTCGATGGCCGAGATCCGCGACCACCGGTCCAAGACCGTCAAGCACGCCTGGCGCACCTACGGCCAGGTGATCCTGCACAACGGCCTGGTGGTCTACGCCGACTCCGCGGCCGAGGGCGGGCTGCGCATCCAGGGCCGCAACCTCAAGGCGGCCTGGTGTGATGAGGTCGGCTTGTGGGAGAAGTGGGAGACGACCTGGAACGAGTCACTGCGGTATGCGGTCCGCGACGGCATCAGCAAGATCATCGCCACCGGCACGCCGAAGGCTGCCCGGCCCGCCCGCAAGCTGGTCCGGGCGCTGATCCGCAACGACCCCGGCGAGGGCGGGGTGATCGTCCGCAAGCTGCGCACGATCGACAACGCGGACAACCTCTCCGATGAGTTCCTGCGGGCCGTCATCGGCGCGGCGCAGGGCACCCGGCTGGAGCGGCAGGAGCTTGAGGGCGACCTGCTGGATGACGTCGCCAACGCGCTGTGGACCCGGGACCTGCTGGACTCGATCCGCATCGACTACCTGCCCGATCAGGTCCGCGAGATCAAGATCGGGGTGGACCCCTCAGACGGCGGCGAAACCTCCGATGAGCAGGCATACACCGCGGTCGCGCTCGGGATGACAGAGGACCCGCACCCGCTGTACGTGCTGGAGAACTGGGGCGGCCAGTGCGCCCCGGTCCCGTTCGCCCAGCAGGTGATCCGCCGAGCCCTGACCCTCGGTGAGCAGCACAACTGCAAGGTGGAACTGATCATCGAGAAGAACCACGGCGGGGCCTGGCTCAAGGCCACGTTTGAGCAGGTCATGAAGTCGATGAAGCTCCGCGTGCCGTACCGGGTGATCCACGCCAGCCAGGCCAAGCGGGTCCGCGCCGAGCCGGTGTCGGCGCTGTACGAGCAGGGCGGCGGCCGGGTCCGGCACTGCCACATCGCCCGCTACCAGGACTACGACCGGCAGGGCGGGCCGCACCGCATCCCCGACAAGGACATGCCCGAGCTAGAGGACCAGATGGCGACGTTCACGGGCGCGCAGGGCGAGCGGAGCCCCGACCGGCTGGACTCGCTGGTGTGGGCGCTGAGCCCGTATCTGCGGCACAGTTTCGGACCCCCTGGCAAACATGGCGCGAAGCGCTGGGCGCTGGCGAAAGAGATCGACGCCTCGGCCGAGCCGCCGATCGAGCGCGCCCGGCGCAGGCTGGCCCAGGCGCACGGCGGGGCCTATCCTGGCCCTGACAAGTGGAGCCTGGAGAGCTTCGCTCCCGCTGATGACCAGGGCCAGGAACGGCCCAACGTGCGATCGTGGCGGTGAGCGTGGCGGCACAACCGGGCGGGCAGCTTGTCCAGTTCCCCGACCTCAAGCCCAAGACACGGCGGGAACTGCTGGGCACTGAATTGGGCACCCAATTCGACATCGGGCAAAGGCTGTTCGCATTCTTCGGCGGCGGCGATGTCTTTGATTATGGCGACTGGACCGCCCGGGAAATGAAAGACATGTTCCGCCGCGACGGCATCTGCTCGGCAATCGAAATGGTGCTGACGCTGCCAATCCGCGAGGCGGACTATTTCATCAACCCGGCCAAGGACGATAAAGGCGAAGCCGAGTTCGCCAATGAAGTGCTGATGACCCCGGACATTAACAACGGGATGAGCACGCCCATTCAGCAGCTTGTCGGCCAGATCACCAGCGCCCAGGTGTTCCGGCGATCGTTCTTCGAGAAGGTGTGGGACATCAGGGACGACGGCAAGGTGATCATGCGCAAGGTCGCGTTCCGGCCGATCGCCACCTGCCAGGCCCGCTACAACGCCCGCACCGGGGCCAAGAACGGCTTTAGGCAGCAGATCTGGCTGGCGGGCGGCAACATGGGCATGACCCGCGGCCAGAAGATCCCCGGCTACGTGGACATCCCGCAGGTCAGGAGCTTCATCCACACCAACGGCAAGCACCGCGAGCCGCTGACCGGCACGTCCGAAATGGACATCTGCTACTGGTGTTACCAGACGAAGCTCAAGTTGCTCTACCTGTGGTATCACTTCCTGGAGAACCAGGCGCTGCCCCGCACGATCGTCTACGGCAACGACCAGCCCGAGGCCAACCAGCGCGCCGACGACATCGCCAGCCTCAAGTCCTCCGGCGTGGTCGGCCTGGTCCATCCCGCGGACGGCCAGAAGTCCTTTGAGGTGCTGGAATCCACGGGCGGACCCAGCGAAATGTTTGAGAAGGCGATGGGCTGGCTGGAGTCCTGGCAGACCCACAGCGTGCTCGCGGGCTTCATGGCGCTGACCGGCGCGGCCACGGGCGGGCGGGGCAGCTACGCCCTGTCTCAGGACCAGTCCAGCTTCTACCTCAAGTCCCGCCAGGCCGTGGCCAAAGAGATCGCGGAGACGATCAACTACGACCTGATCCGGCCGCTGATCGTGCTCAACTTCGGCACCCAGGCCGCGCTGCCGACCTGGAAGTTCGGCCCGCTCCAGGATGAGCAGGCGCAGGCCCTGCTGACGATGTTCTCCACCCTGGCCGCCGCCCCGGCGCTGCACATCCCGCTCCAGATCCTGGACCTGATCACCGAGCGCATGGCGAGCATTCTGCAACTGGACATCGACCAGGTGCACCAGGCGCTCAAGTCCACCGCCAACCAGCGCGCCGAGCAGCTTGCCGCCGCTGCCCCGCCAGGCATGCCGCCCCAGGCCGCAGGCCAGCTTGGCGCGCTCAACGGGATGGCGGGCGCTGCCGCAGGCATGATGCAGCGTCACCTGGCTGGTCAGCCTCCGCTGCGTCCTGCGGGGGCTGGCCAGGCTCCACAGCCCGGCCAGCAGCGGCAGCCGCCACGGCCACCGGCCAAGCCGCCGATGATCCCGCCCCCGGGGAGGATGGCATGAGCACACCCACCAACAGCCTGATCGAGACAAAGACAGGCGGAGGGTCCTTCGCCTTCATCGTCGCTGGCTACATCGCCTGGGCGCTGTTCTTCTACGTGCCCAACCTGGAAAGCGCGATGCCGGTCACGCTGCGCGAGCAACTGCCGTTCCTGATCGCCTGGCTGCTCGGCACGGTGATCGCCTGGCTGCTGCCGCACACCCACCGCCCGGATCTGCTGCCCGCGCTGGACTCAGCCGCGCAGACCGTGGCGGCGGCGGTCCCGGTGGAGTCGCTGCCTGCCCGGCCAGCCGCCCGGACCACCCAGGACGTGCCGCTGCCCGAGCCGCCAGCCGCACCGGCTGAGCAGCTTGCGCACAGCGCGTACCCGCAGGTCCCGCCCAAGGCATGACCACCCCGCCGCCGCAGCAGCCGCAGCAGCCGCCGCAGCAGGGCAACCTCGCCGTGGCCGCTGCCGCGGTGCTCGCCACGGCGTACACCGTGGCCGAGGCGGCGGCGCTGCTGGCCCCGGTGTTCCTGGCGGCCAAGATCCGCAGGGAAGCCCTGTTCGCCGCGCTCGGCGTGGTGATGGACCGGCCACCGGACCGGACCGGCTTCTACGGCCCGGCCACCGCGCAGATCGCCCGGCTCAACCTGATCCGCCGCGCCCAGTTCATGGTCAACTCATCCCGCCGCTTCAACGAGGTGCTGGCCCGGGTGGCCGCGGGCGGGGCCGACCCCCGCGAGCTATTGCAGCAGATGGCCCTGGAGCGGCGCTGGTACGGCCAGCACCAGGAGGCGGTCTGGAACCGGATGCAGGCTGCCGCTGTGGTGGATTCCCGGGTGATGGACTACGGGCCGCTGCTCGGCTGGTACGCGGTGAACGACCGCAAGACGTCACCTGAATGCCGCAAGGCCAACCGGCACAACTTCCGCGCCGACGACATGCCCG